GGAACTTGAAAGCCTACGGAGTGAGTATGCCGCCGCCGCCCCGCTGTACGTGTCGAGCAGTGGCGTGTTTTGGGTGAAGTAGTCGCCGATGTTGGATTCGATGGAGGTGCGGTTGCCTGCGCTTTCTTTATCGCTCGGGTACAAAATATACTCTTGAATTTTGCCGTTTAAATAAAGGTCAGGAGTTGGAGTTGCTCCAAGCGTTACCGCGTTAATGCTTTGCGTGCCAGCGTTGCCTGTGATGGTGTTAACGCCGTCAACATATTGCTTGGATGACGTGCTGTCATAAATGGAGGTAATGACGTGATAATTTGTATCTATCGCTGTGTTTCGCAAACTCACGCCAGCAGCAGTAGTCCATTCCCCCCCCCCCGTAGACAATTGCTGCCTATCGGTGCCGCCGTCGTATATTACCAAAGTCTTTGTTTGGTCTAATTTAAAAACCACGCTTATCGTCGTTGGCTGCGCAATAGACGTAAATGTGGCACTTTCTAGCACATCATTACTCCCGTCGAAATCCAACGCCACTTTACCGTTTTCCTTCACCAACGCGCCACCCGTGTAAATAGTCGGCTCTGCTCCCGTACTCGGTGCGGTCGCGTCGTTCCCGTTTCCGCTTTGGTCTTTCCACGTTACCACGGTACACGTCGTACCCGTGCAGAACGTTTCTATCGCGCTCTCGTCGATGTTGCCTTCTGAGTCAAAGCCGATTGTTTGAGTCGTCGAATCCGATGCCCTGCGAATAACCATGCAGTCGGTTACGTTGCCATTCAATCGCCGCGTTGAGTACGCCGCCTCCGCTCCGCTTCCGTAACTCTCATTCAAAAGACCCGTAAACGCGGGAGCTTGCGCTACCTCCTCCCACGTCATTTTGAGACTAATCGGAACCGTCCCCCCCGTGCGTTCCTTCAGGTAAGCAAGTAAAGCCTCCTTCGCATCGTTGAATGTCGTATTGTCGGCGATGGCTGTAAACTGCGTCCAATCGGCTGAGGTGTCTGGATCGGCCTGCGCCTTCTCAGCGTACCACAACTTTCGCCGAATGACGTTGCCGCTAGTCGGTGTATCGCTCGATGCCGATTCGCTCAAACCGTCGCCGTCAGCTTGCGCCGTGTAGTAAAGCTCCACCGTAGCCGTCGCGCCTGCTCGCAAAGTTTCCGCTTCGGTTGCGTAGCGGTTGTAATACTGCGTCAGGTCTTGGTTGCTGAATACGCTGCCCGTAAATCGCAGGATTTGATTGGTCGCAGGCGTGGCAATCGTAACGTCTGAAAGGTCGTTCAGCTCATCGACCGTAGGCGGCGGTGAAGGCAGCGCGGCAGGTTGCCATTCTCCCGACACGCTTGACCACGTGAGAACCTGACTGCCCGATGGTGTCAGCGTAGATACGTTGTCCAAGTCCTGAAGGTTTGCACCAAATGCAACAGTTCCCGCTCCGTCCGTCTTCAATAGCTGGTTGGGCGCGCCGTCTGCCGTTGGTAAAGCAAATGCCTGATTCACCGTGACTACGCCCGATTCGTCCACTCGGAAAATCTCCACGTCTGCGCCGTTCTTGACTATGAACGCCTTGTTGTCTTCGTCGCTGTTTTCGTCAAGCTCAACAATCAAGTTACCGTTGGATTGAATGATAAGCTCGCCAGCCGCGCCGCCGATGTCGTACGGGCGAATCAATCGCGGCGTTGCGCCTGTCATGCGTAGCTCGCCGCCAATTATGAAGTTGCCGCCAATCGTGCCTTGTCCTGTCGTTGTTAAAGTGGTTACAGCCAAATCAGGCTCGACGCTGATAATACTGAATCCGTTAACCTCGGTGATGTCAATTTCTGCGCCTGCAATAAGTGCGCTGCCCGCCGTGCCAGGTATCCAATCACCGCTTTCCTGGTCGTATACGAGAGCGTTGCCGTCGGCTACGCCGGCTACGTTCACGTCAGACAGGTCGCCCAGCTGCGCACCCGTCACAGGCGTGCCGAGCGCAATCTCGATGTCGTCGCGCTTGATGCGGAAGGTGAACTTCAGCACCTGACTGTAGCGCCGTGGGTCGTATTCAATCTCCACGTCGACGTCATTGAACTGGACGCTCTCTACGTTGACGCCGTTGTACGTGCCGCTCACGCGATCCAGTGCAGCACGGACCGCCACGCCTAGGTCGGCGGCGGCGTTGTAGCTGTCGGCATAGCACAGGAATTCGAAGCGTACCTCATCGAGCTTCGACGGTCCGTCATGCGTATCCTCTGGGTCTACGCTCTGCAGCTGGTAAACGATGAAAGGCGTCACCGCCTCCTGCTCAGCAATCTCTGGAAAGATGCGTGTGCCTACTATGTCCGTGACTGCGGTGGTGCCGCTCAGGATTCCATATACTGCTTTGCCTGCGTTCATTTCTTTGTCTTCTTTGCCGCCTTGCGTGCCGCCTTGCGAATTTGGAACTCGTACTTCTTGCGCATCTGCGTAAATGCTTCTTGGCGCTTATTGCGAATCGACCGCTCAAAGACTCCAACGTTTCGGTTGTTGCCTTTGATGTATTGGTCATCACCTTCTACAATGTTGGCAAACCAACCGTCACGTGTGTAGTGCTGGCGTGCGCCTACCTTGGGACCGACCCAGAATGTGCTGAATCGCTTGTCAATCTGCCAGACGCGGATTGACCTGCGCAGCGTTCCTGGTTGGATGTCGTCGCGCTCCTTTGGCTCATTGCCTCCGCGTCGTATGCGGATGGTCTGCTTGGCGTCTTTAATGTTGTTCAACATCTCTTTCTTGTAGATGTTGCCAACGGATCGGTGTATGCGCGTCTGAATCTTTGGGTCGCTGACCTGCTTGCGCAATTCCTCAAACTGCTTCAGCAGCGGCTGAATATCTGCACCGATGCCTTCAAAGCCTACGCTGCCTCCTTTCTGTTCTAAGCTGCCACGTGCCATCAGGTGCCGCTGATTTGACAAAGCAGCACGAGCTGGTCCTGGCGGCCAATCTCCTCGATGCCTTGGATGTTGTAATACTTCGAGTTGTACAGCACGCGGTCGTCAGCCTTGATGCCTCGGCTGTCGCTGCTGCTGCGAATCTTAAAGCGCACGCGCTGCACGGGCATGTCTTGGTTGGTGGTGATGCGCTCCGTCATGCCTTCGCCCGTCTTCATAAGTTCGGCCCATACGGTCAGCAAGGTGCTCCACGTCTGCACGCGCTCGCCGTAGCTGTTCGTGCTCGTGGTGTACCTCTCCACTGTTATGCGTCGGTCGCTGTTGCCTATCCTCATCGGTCAGAAATTACGCGATACGGATTGAGCAAGCTGTGGATGAGGTTAGGTACCTCGCTCGAGATGGTGCCGATCACCACGATGTTGCGGTTCTCGTAGAAGTGTGCCACGAGCAGCTTGACGGCATGCACCAAACCGTCAGGCACCTCGGCCTCCAGGTACCCGAGTTCCATAGTTACCTGCACGCCGTTGCTGGTATCTGGATGCACAGCAGGCGGTGAGATAGTCGTAATCCGTGCTGGCTTGCGCTTCAGGTCGGTGTAGTAGTTATCCGTGCTCAAGGTGAGCGTCGTGGTCGGCGTGTTGTTGTACACGATGCTGGTAATGCTGCGCACAGGACCCACGGGAATCTCCCACGTGCCGTGGAAGTTGTCCAGGTACATGATGGCCGTGACGTCGCCAAGCTGGAGGTTGCAGTAGTTCTGCACGTACTCGATGGCTGCGCTGCGTAGCGCACCAATGAGCGTATCCTCGTCGCTGTGGTCTACGCGCAGGAACGTCTTTAGGTCGGCGGTGCTGACAATGCTGGCCTCGTCAGCTGGGTCAACTATCTCAAGGTTGTAGTACATGGCTGCAAGATAAAAAAAAGGCCCCGCATGGTCGCGAGGCCTTTCCAATCATCAATCAATCAATCATCAAGAGTCAGCGCCCAAGATGTTTGCAGAAGAGAATGGCAATGCACCCAAGCTGCCTGCGCGTCGAACCTTCGCGTCGAAGAAGGTGTCAACTACGACCTTCACGTTTCCTGCAGAGATACCAGAGTATGGGTCTACAGTTACGTCCAAGCCGCCCCAGTTAGCGTAGAACAAATCAGACCAGTCTCCGTAGTAAACGAAGCGCAAAGCGTCCCAGCCAGTAGCCGCACCCAATGCAACGTCTGCGCCGCCTTCAATCAACTGCGATGCGTAAACGGCACCAGCGTCGATAGATGGAACAGAGCCGCTTGAGAGCACGTTGTAGCCAAAGATTTGGCCGTTCTCAACCAATGAGCTTACAGCGCTTACGTTGGCGAGGCCCATCAAGTAAGCCATGCTCGTTGGGTGACAAACGAAAGCAGTGTTGTTCTCTGCGCCGTTTGCAGTGATTTCCGCCCACAAGTCGCGGATGTCTGCTGCTGTAGTTGCAAGCATGTCATTGGTGCCTGTCTCAGTAGCCAATACAACCGTACCAGTTCCACCAGCCAAAGCAGTAGAGCCTCCTGTGCCGTGGATGCTGTTGAGTGCAATTTTGTCCTGGACGATTGCGATAGCTCGGCCAAAGTCAGCGGCGATGACTGACGCCATGTTGCCGTTGGTTTGGTTGATAGCTTCCTTGGTCACAATCATCTGCTGAGCGATGCGCTGTGGTGACAAAGTCTGCTGACCCATTGAGCCAGTGTTGCCAGTGATAGAAGCGCCTTCTGCTGGCTCCTCCGCTGCGTCCGTTGGCAAAGATGGCATCTTGATGTCACCTACGAAGCCATTGAGCTGAGTCGCTCCAGTAGCTGCGAGCAAAGAGTTTGAACGCAAAGCGCCAACCAAAGCAGTTACCTCAGTAGCTACAGTAGTGACCGCGTCATTTACGCCTGACTGACCTGAGTCAACGCCGTAGACGTTACGAGCCTCAATCATCATAGACTGAGGAATTGAGAAATCACCACGCAAGCCGAGGCCCAAAGCGCTTGCCTCTTTGCGTGCTTCTTGCATCACTTCCTTTTCGAGGCCAGTCACGCCGCCGTGAGCAGCTTCGCGCAAAGCCTTACCAAAGTCAAACTTGGCGTTCGCCTTGATTGCCTCTTTGTCGCTTCGTACAACCGCATCGGCTGCAACGGCACGAGCCTTGAGGCGCTGTTCGTTTTTTGCGAGAGCGTCGCGCTGCTGTTCAGCGGCTTCGAGCTTCGCGTGGATTCCTTGCGTCTCTTCCAATTCTTCAGAAGTCAACGCTCGCTCCTCGCTTTCTGCGAGAGCGTTGATGTTCGCCAACTTGTCCTCCAACTGAGAGACGTAGCGGGCCGCATCATTAGAGTTGCGAAAGTTCATAATCTT